TCGATATTACTATCTTTTCGGTCGATATTACTATCTTTTCGGTCGATATTACTATCTTTTCGGTCGATATTACTATCTTTTCGGTCGATAATGATAAACATATTATCTTACAAAATCATATAAAGTTTCATTTTTACTAATTTCAATAAATAATACAAAATGATTACCTGTACATTAATGGGAGGTCTCGGAAACCAGTTATTCCAAATATTTGCAACCATTGCTTATGCTATTCAGAACAAACATAAATTTGTATTTCCTTATAATGAATTTTTAAATGGAATAACTACTCGTGGAACATACTGGGAAACGTTTTTATCACCACTTAAAATGTTTACTACATTCAATCCAAAATGCGAGTTAACAAACGAACGATTGGAACATTTTCCTCAAATAAGTATACATTCACATAATTATCATACCATTCCTATAATAGATTCATCCGCTTCTGCAAGACTGTTTGGATATTTTCAAAGCTACAAATATTTCGAAAAAGAAGAAGAAACCATTTTTTCTCTCATACGAATCGACCAACAATTGTCAGAAGTGAAAAAAGAAAATGAAATACTTTTCGAAGAAAATAAATACAATATCAGTATACACTTTCGTATTGGAGATTATAAGTTTCTCCAACACTCTCATAATATATTACCGTATCATTACTATGAGTTGGCTCTTCATACAATAATTCAAAAACTCCCAAATGAAAATATAAATGTATTTGTTTTTGGAGAACAAGAAGACAATGACATTGTTTTTCATATGATTGAACAATTAAAACAAAAGTATCCACAGATACATTTTATTAAAATCGACGATAATATACCTGACTGGAAACAGTTATTATTAATGAGCTGTTGTGACTCAAATATAATTGCAAATAGTTCATTCAGTTGGTGGGGCGCATATTTTAATAGAAACAAAAGGAAAATCGTATGTTATCCATCTGTCTGGTTTGGACCGTCTTTGTCACATAACTACGTTGGAGACATGTTTCCAGATACTTGGACCCAGATATCTATATCTATATGATTTCTTTTTCTTTTTCTTTTTCTTTTCTTTTCTTCTTTTTCTTGATAAGCAAAGCATATATGTATTTACTATAAACCATGGTTAAATATTGTATAACCCATGCATAAAATATTTTATAAATAAGTATAAAGATAATAATAGTATTATTATTACCTTTCCTATAAATGTCTAGAATAGTCAAAACATCATTGCAGTCAATATCGTATGAATTCAAGCAATTCAAGGAATATAAAGAAAACTATGATGTCATTTTATCTTTGCCTATTGTTAGAAAATTAATCAAACAAAATAAAAAGTTGGAAAAAGAAAATAGTAAATTATTATCTCTTCTTTGCTCCCAAAACCAGAGTCTTAATCGTGTGAGTTATCAGGACGTAGAGATAAAAGTTGAAAAAAATTTCGAAAAAGAAGAGCGTAAAGTCATTGTCATTGACCACTCGGCGTCTTCTAAAGAAAAACCAGAAGAAATAAATATTATCAAAACGGATAGTCATGTGGATTCTATTTTGTCTGAAACACCGCAAAATATCCGTTATGAAATCGAAACGGACGATAACTTTTCTGAAAAGAATGAATCGGATTCGCGAGTACATATAGAATTATCTGATGAAACTATACAAAATATTGTGGTTACCGAGGAAGAAGGCGACGATGAAGAGGAAGAAGAGGTCGAAGCCGACAATGAAGAGGAAGAAGAAGTCGAAGGCGACGAGGAAGAAGTCGAAGAAGCCGAAGCCGACGAACAGGAAGAGGCAGAAGTCGAAGAAGATGAAGCAGAGGAAGCAGATGAAGAAGAAGAAGCAGATGAAGAAGAAGAAGCAGATGAAGAGGAAGGCGAAGATGAAGAGGAAGAGGAAGAAGTAAAAGAAGTCTGTATCAATGGAAAAACATACTATGCATCCAATGAAATCGATTCTATTATTTATGATGTCGATGAAAACGGAGATATATCTCTCGAAGTCGGTTGTTATGAAAACAAAAAACCCAGATTCTATTAAAATCGTTTCTTTGTTTTTTTCAGACTTTTTCGTCGATTCTTCCTCGTTTTTCTTCCTCCTGATATGGGCGGTTTTTGCTTTTCTTTTCGATTTACCTTTTGTTTTTTATTCTTTTCATTTGGATTTTCTTTGGCAACCTCAGAAACATATACTCGATGTTTATAGAAATCATATGGATTGTATTTACTAAAAAATAACTCGGTTTCTTGTCCCAAATAAAGACCTCTATATTTGCATTTTATGGATTCTAAATTTGCATCGTTTATTTCACCTTCAAAAAAATCAATACCTAAGTATACTTCATAATGTGCAGCATCTAATTTATTTTTATCGATTGAACATATTCCTGTATACATGCGGTTGACATTGGTTCTACTATTGAAATAATTCTTTGAATTCAAAAAGATGAGTTCTTCTTTTACTTTTTTCATTAATGTTTCAAATACTAATGTATCATCTTTTTCTCTATTATTTTCAGAAAAATTAATAATTGCTTTTTGTAAATTTTCATTACTGCTTTCTCGAATAGGATACAATAATAGTTTTACTTTTTCAATATAATCAATAAATTGTGAATAACTTTCTTTTAATATTTTCACTACATCTGGGTCTTCTTGGCCTAATTTTATATTTACTTCGTTTTCTGTTATATACAATGTCTTTATTTTAATCAATGCATTCATCTTCTGTAATTCTTCCAATAATATCTGCAGTTTGGATTTAAAACTTGTTGGAATGCCTTTTAGCGTAACTGTTCTGTTTTCAGTCAATCTCTTAAACAATTCACTTATACCACTTATTTTCGAATACAATTCGGCTATCTCTTCCTCTTGTTTCTTTTGTTGTTCCTTTTGAGTTTCTTTTGTCTTCGGTTCTTCAATATCTTCAATAACTCTTGAACCGTATTTTGTATTTAATTCTGTTAACATCTCAATTATGCTTTTTAAGTTGTCATAAAACTTTTTTGTTTCGTAATCTCTATATTCCTTATCCTTCATACGCTCTATTAAAAGTTTGTCATTATCTCTCTCTTCGTTTAATTTGTTACCATTAAATTTTTCAATTTCATCAAATATATATAATGTGTTTTGTTTTTTATAATTTTGTGATAATCTGTCTGTAATTGCTTTACTTTTTTTATCAAATAATGTATTTATACTTTTGCTCTCCCTCTTTACCCATTCTCTATAACTTGCAAACTCATCTATAAAATTTTTATAAACTGGATGATTTAATAAATCATTTAACCAAGTGACTTTTGACACTGTATATAATTTGTCATCCAATTTAAAATAAGAAAATTGATTTGGTGTTATGATTCCTTTAAATGATATATCTATTCTTTGTGTATTCGATATATAGGTATCAAAAGATGATGTAAAATTATGCATGGAAGGAAATGTAGTTGGGAATAGTAGTTCCATCATGACATTGATGTTGTAATCTATTATTTCTTTATCATTACTTGGCTTACCCGTCTTTTCTGGCCCTTTGTTATTTTTTAATGAACTTGTAATTATCAATTCGAAATTTTCTCTATTAAAAAAAAACTTCAGGATTTTTCTGTAGCCTATATTTCTTTGTGTATACAAAGTTTCCAACGGATACTTTACATCTTTTGTGAAATATGGAATATCTGATAATTTGGTTGATTTTCCAGGTTTTGTATCATTACCGGAAAGCATCCTACTTTGTAATAAGAAAGGTGATTTACCAGGAATATTTGAATTTATCATAACATTTATTTGTTCAATAACAATACTAACATTATTATTACTCATCTTATATTATAAATACATATTTTTACACTATTGTCTAAGTAAAAATATGTATTTGAATTCATTTTAGAAGGACATATAATTCTGGTATTGTGTTTGAGATTGTTTTTGTTGGTCTTCTGCATCTTGTTGTTTTTGTTTTTCCGCTTTTTCTAAAACTTCTTTTGCTTTTGCTATCTCTTCATCTGTCACTCTACTGTCATCCAATAGAGATATATGGTAGCTTGTAAATTCTTCTGTGAGACAGCAAAATGGACTCTCTTCATTCAATATATAATCCATTACAATAATAAACACAATGGTGATTATGAATGCAACATATATTTCTCGTGTTCCCATCCATGCAATTGCAAATATAAGTATATCTCTACTAAATGTGTACTTCAAATAGGATTCCATGGTTTTGGATAGTTTAATGGTTACAAATTTGGAAGATATGTTCAATATAATAATCATTAACCCTGCAAATAATTTGCTATTATTCAAAGCGGTTACGTTATTATGCAAGTAATTGACTAAATTTGAAAATGCATTTTCTATTTTGTTTTTATTGGGCATCCTATATATTCAATCTATATTTTTAGATTACCTATAGATTTCCTAATTGTATTATCCTTTTTTCTTTTTTCTTTTTCTTCTTTCTTTTTCTTTTTTCTTTTTCTTGATTATTTGAATAGGGATGGGTTTCATACGAGTGAAAGGGGCTCCATATCGACTAAACATTTTTCATCATATAATGAACTCCCGATATTTGCCGCTTCGATACTATCTGGATGGTATATCCATCCTCGATTATTATTCAATATAGTTACTTTCTTTTCTGTTTTGGAAGACGATGGATTGCAATAATTGTCCATATTTTCAGTATACTGGTTCAACGCAAATAATTTTTGGTAAAATACTATAAAAATACCACATGCCAATACACCCAATAATCCATCAATCGAAGAATAGAACACGATAATGCATACTGCAACAAATTTCCCTAAAACAGTATTACTTTGTTCAATCATTTGTCGAGTGAACAAAGCAAAGAAAACAATCAGAATAATTGGTATAAACTCTGCAATGACCTTTTTCATTTGAGAACTATATATTAAACAAATATTTCATTATGACAATCATTTTAGAAGAAAAATACAGAAACAACCTCGAAAATAATATCTATTAATTTTGTAAATAGTATCCATAATATATATGTCATTATTAGCCACTGCGTCACCATGGTCAAATGACAATTCAAGTTCAATAAAACGGAGACCATCTACCATGCGAAAATCAATTAAACCACAACCATATAATGATTCTAATGAAGAAACACAAGATTATCCTACCTCCGAAACAACCGAAGAACCGCCAACGAATCCGACCCAATTTATGAAGAATTATCAATCCTTACAACCCGCTACCATAGAAGAATCCCAAAGCGTCAATGAATCAAGAGGATTCAAAATCAAAGATTTGTTGAATAAAATGACTTTCTCCAGTGAAAACGACGGCTCAAAACTAGGTAATTTTACCCCCCCTCCCAGTCCGGCATTGCAAGTAAAAAAAGAATTTACCCTTGGAAAGTCTTCCGAAGGAGAACTTACGCCGACCGAATTGCTCCCTAAAAATAATCTGCAACCTGGGAATAGACCTATGTTTCAAAACGTAGGAGTCGCCTCAGGAATGGGTTATGCCGCCAATAGTTCTCAATTGGGAGAATATAATAACTATAAAACAAATTATGAACCCTCCAAAATAGTTCAAAAACCGTATTATTCAAATATGGGTATTGGTGTGGTTCACAGTGGTAATTTGGATAACAAATTGTTGGAGAAAATCAACTATATGATTCATTTATTGGAAGAACAGCAAAATGAGAAAACAAACAATATTACCGAAGAATTTGTTCTCTATACATTCCTCGGTGTATTCATTATTTTTGTGGTGGATTCTTTTGCTCGTGCAGGTAAGTATGTGAGATAATTGTATTCCGGATGTATTTTTCGATGACATAATCGTCCGTTTCTTTTATAGAGCCAATTTTTGTGAAGTCAGATAGGATTTCTTCTATATTCAATATCAAATCACATTCATAGTCTTTTTTAATTCGTGTTAGCCATATAATATTGCATTTTGGAGAATATAAATTGTATATTTGAGAACCTCCTGCAATAAATATATGTTGATTCTGTAGTTGCGATTCATATTCATTCAAATCTTTTATAAAACGAAGATTGTTTGCATATAATTCCAATCCCTGATACAATTCCGGGCTCTGTGTACAAACAATGTTCATTCGGTTCTCCAATGGTCTGAACCTTTTAGGTATAGAAAAATAGGTATTGCGTCCCATAACCACCACCGATTGTTGGGTAACTTCTCTGAAAAAAGCCATGTCATCCGGTATATGCCACGGTATTGTTTTGTTCCTTGCAATTCCATTTTTTGAATCGACTGCTACAATAAGTTGATATGTATTGCTCATATACATATCAACTTGCTTTATTTTTTATGTTTTTATACATGGTACATATTTTGTGAATTGTAAATCGAGAACATTATTCTTTTACGAACTTCTGGAAAATCGATTTCGGATAAATCATTATTTTGCTATTGTTTTTTTTGATGGATTCAAGATGAAAATGGCGATGTTCACAGTCTTCTTTGAAATGATTTACGATTCTACATCCCGTCTTTTCTATCTGTTTACTTAGTAATTCTGAATCAAATAATGATATATTAATGTCTGCACTATAAGAACAATTCAAAAATTGACTCGTTTTGTATATTGCAAATCCATTGAACGCCGAATAGACCGGTATAAAATCTTCTGGGTTGTTTTTTTTGCAATTCTCTAAAAATGGCACAAACTCTTCCCTTAGTTTCGCAACCGCTACTCTCCAATTTTCAAAATGAAAAAAACTGTAGGGGAAATCTCCATACGAAAGTGCCCAATGATCATAATATCCGTCTTCCCTATCAAAGGAAACAGAATCCCATTTATCGATATTTGTAGGCGTAAATACTTCTTTTAAAGTTTCTATATGTATATTTCCAATACATGAATAATCATTGGTATCTATCATAATAAAAAAATCATAATCAGAATAATCGGATTTTATCATATGAAGCATCCCATTTCTAGCAAAAGCGATATTTTCTGTTCTTACTACCGACCGTTGATTGTTGTTAATACATAATTTTGAAATAGAAAGGTTTTCTTTTATAAAATTATTTATAATAGACAATGATTTATCGGAAGAATGGTCATAAAAAAATAACACTTGTATCTGTTTAAATTCTCTTCTTAAAATTTTTACGGTTTTTAATACATAAGGAAGGCCAAACTCGCTATTATAAACGGGTAAACATATACAACAACTATATTTTTTCATTTCTTCTGTATTTTTATATTTGTCATACTATTTATATATTTTCTTCGAAAACTTATTTTACGGCGGTGTTTCCCTTTACGGCGGTGTTTCCCTTTACATCGGTGTTTCCCTTTACATCGGTCTTTCAGTTTACATCGGTCTTTCAGTTTACATCGGTCTTTCAGTTTACATCGGTCTTTCAAAAATATACAAATACTGATGTTTGTCATCTATGAAATCGCCCATATCTATTTTACCATGTGGTATAAAACCTACATTACTTGCCATGGCAACAATACTCGTTATATCTTCCATATACATTGTAAATTCATTCTGTCGAATATTCCCTGTATATACATCTGTAAAGGTTTCTGTTACCATGGTTTCCTTGTTTTCATGGAATTTATAAGATCGTCTATATTTAAAATCATCTAAATTGGCTATCGAATCAGTTGACCTGGGTCGATTTAATTCTTGCGGAGAGCCAAATAGTATATGTTTTGCAGCGGGAACGTTTACATCGAACTTAGAGGGTTCCACTAAATGTAAAACCAAATATCCTCCTGGTTTTAACCAGTTATAAGCATTTCTGAAAAATTCATTTTTGTTTTTAAAATCATAAATCGTATAATAAAGACATAATATATGGGAAAACGAAAATTTATCATATAACATTGGAATTTTTATATCTCCCTGCTTAATCATCAAATCCGGATATTTCTCCCGAGAATAATCCACCATGACGGGTGATTTATCCACACCATATACGGAATATCCTAACTCGTTCAATTCATTTACTACATATCCTGTTCCACTTCCAACATCCAATATATTACTCTTATTATCTGGTTGCGTTATTTTAATAATCGCGTTTACTTCATAAGGTGTTCTCAGATTCGGTCTATGAATCTTATCATATGTTTCTACATAAAATTTGTCATACATATTTTCCTCATATTTCAATAAAAACCCCTCTTTTTGTGAAAATCCTTCCATTTTTTCATTGGGATTTTTTATGAAATATTTGCTCGTAAATAGAACGAGAACTACAATAGAAAATACAATCAATAGTTTTAACCATATTTTTTGATATAATCCCGTCGAAAAAACCGAATATAGATATGGAAACATACTTATATATGTATTATAAAATACATATATAATTTATTCTAAATTCTACGAGAACAATCGTTGGTTTTTTGTTTCGTTTTTAGTGAAACAGCAAATTATACCTGTCTCAATTGTGTTCTCGTATGATTCGAAAATACATCCTGTCCTATCTTGCTCTGGGAAAGTTTTTGAGGAATATTCGTCGCAAGTTGGTCCTGTGCAAACAAATTGGGAAACGGTTGATTACTCGGCGCAGAAACCACGTGAACATTGTATAGGTCACTCGTCGAAGATGGGACATAAACACCTTGGTCTGCGCCATGTTGCAATGCAATTCCCTGATTCCTCAGTACGGTCTCTATATCTACATTATTAAAAAATCCAGAGGGAGGTGCCTTGGATGTTCCTGGATTAAAATTCTTTCTTAATGAATAATCTAGATTGTATTGAATCGTTTCCTTGGCGGGTGTCCTTCGATTAATAATAGGAAAATGAGCGTATTTGGTCGGAACCGGCCGGGGGTCAAAATTCGGCGCCAATGGACTATCTGGGAAATATCGCGTAAAAAGTCGGTCATTTACTTCATCTACTCGCTCATTTTGTCCATATAAAATACCTTCGGGAATACCATGTATTTTTTGGTTTTCATTTATATTCATTTTCTAAATAGACTATATAATACACATCACAAAATAATATGGTCATTCTACTCTTCTAAAATAATATTGTACTTTCAAATGGAATTTCATATTTGTAATCTACATTGATCCATTGTTTTGGGAGAACAACTATCTTTTTTTCATTTATATTCAATAAAGTTCCCCAACCCGAAAAAGAACTGTTACTACATATTCCCCCTTTCACACAATTTGATATGAAATACAATGTATCCAATGTTCCCATATTGACAAATGTTTTCTTTATACCATCGAGAACCGGGTATGTTTTACAATATTCTATATCGTCGCTTACAATATAAAAATGCGCGTTCTTATCAATACCTAATATATATTGGATTGCTTTTTGAAAATATGTATCTCTATCAAATTCATATAGCGGATGGTTCACATAATCACCTCTTCTTATATGAATAAAATACGACTCATTCAATTGCGGATATTCTTGCAATAATCTATTTGAAATACTTTCGTTTTTCAATATATTTATGAGTTTGTTTTTGTACTCTTTAAAATACTTTTGATTATGGAAATAACCCGTTAATAAATAATCCTTTCTTTCCTTTATAATCGAATCATCATAATGAAAACATTCGGTTTCGTTATAGACATTCACATCCGTAAAATCTATATTTTCTATGCAAGTATAATTGAAATAGTTGAAAATAGTGGAGAAAAATTCGTCCGCTGTTTTGTTATGCGACAATGAACGTCTATAGTCGTTCTTATACAATAAAACCAAATTCATACAATGTTTTTTGGAAAGCCCGTATGCAGATGCAACCTGGAATAATTGATTTCCCAAACCTCCATGTAGGAGAACAAACAAATTCTTTTGTTCATCGTCTGTGTTCTGATAACTATTCAGGTCATAATAAAAGGAATCATTGTATGTAGGTAGATGTATTATAGAAATATCTTGATTATGTAAATAATACCCCACCATATTATCCTCACAAAAAATGTCGATTTCTTTTTTACATTCATTGAAACGCCGGATTGCTTTCCTACTTAAATAATACATTACACCGGTTGCGAAGGAACATTTTTTAACAATCACAGGAACATCATATTTTGGACTACTCGATTTATTATAATGCCATGTACTGTATTCGTCGTTTGGTATGTGATTTATATTTCCCAGATAATCAATTCTATCATTATGTGTATCGATAAAATCGAGTAATTCATTTAACCGATTTACATTGGGAATAATATCGTCATCGCATTTGATTACACCTTTTATATTACTATGTATTTTTTCAATCGTTTGAAATAGCGATTTCGTTTTTTCACTCAAATGTTCGTAATTATCCCCACATCGTAAAACAATGTATTTATCGTGCACTATTTCGTAGTCGGTTTTCAAAGAACTGTCGCCTACAATAATATAACATTTTGTGTTTTTTAATCGTGTATTTACACAGTTATATAACAATAATGCCTTTTTAATATTTTTTATACAGGAATAAACAATAAAAATATAATCTACCATTTCTGTTTTCGTGTATTATTATTATTATTATTATTATAGGTTTACACCCTTGAACATTTTAAATGGGACAACTTTATGTTGTTTCAAAAAAAATAATTCAAGGTTG